TCTGGGTTAGTAGTTGTTAATTGAGTTAAAGCGGTTCCTGTAAAGGTTAAGAATAAAAGTAAAATTAATTTTTTCATTTTTTTTGTTTTTAGTTATGAATAATATTCCCTAATATAGGGGTTGTTGCATTGATTGTTCCATTAAATATAGTGAATGGGGTAGTAGCATCACAGGTGCTGCTAGAATAACTTCCCCAAACTCCATCAGATCCAGCAGATACCTGCAATAATAAACTTTGAGGGGTACATACATTTGCTACGGTTAATGTGACACAAAAAGTCCATACACAAGAACCAGCATCTCCAAAATCATTTCCTGGGTTTCCATCTATAGTTAAATCAAAAAAATATCCAGGACCTACTGTTACTATAGGAGTGGTTGTTGATGTTACTGAGGTTTTCCATACCCATTGTCCTCCGGTTGCTGCACCTCCACAATTAGCAGGAGCTGTTTGAGGTGTAACAGAAGCCCAACCAGCACCTAATGTCAAGTCAAAACCTTCAATCCAATTAGTACCTGCTTGAGTATATCCATTCATTGTGTAACATGCCGTTACTGTTTGACCAGGTAAATATGTTCCGGATGATGGTGGAGGTGTTAATGTAAATGATTGTGTTCCATTACATTGACTATAACTAAAATAAGAAATAAAAACAAATAATATAACAACAAATAATTTCATGCTTATAAATATAATAACAAATTTTTAATATTCCAAAGGAAAATGAAAGCTCCACCACTTACGTGAGGAGCTTTACTATTACGCGAATATGTTTTAGTAATTCAAGATACAATAATCTGGTTGTACTTCAACAGTCATGTTTACTGCTGTACCATCATCATCCCAGTTATAATCACCAAAGTTAGCACTTGTAATCATAGCTCCTTTAATAATCCATTCAGAAACTACATCACCAACAGGTCCTAAAGCATGAAATGTAATATCTTTTTTGTAAAAATCAGAATAACCATCTCTACCTGTTACTGATTCGTGGCCTAAACGAACCCATTCCATTACTGTTTGGGCACCAGATGGTGTAATTGCTTCATACATTGTAAAAGAAATAGTATTCCAAATAGTTTTTCCTTTTACATAACGTTGAACGTTAATATGGTTAAGAGCAACTGCGGTTTGTGTTAATGAAATAGCACCCATTCCTTTTACTAAATATGACGGAACTCCATCCATATAAAGGATGAAACGGTTAGTCATTCTAGGTTCAAATGCTGTATAGAAAATTTCGTTTGGATTTAAAATTGCCATTTTGTTTTAATTTAATTTCGTTTTATTATAAATATTTAATATTTTATTCTTTAATTAAGGAAATTGAGCTCCTGTTGGTAATAAAATAAAGTCTAGTGAAATAAATTCTGCTGTTTTAGTTGGTTGAATATAAATTTGACCTACTAATTGATTTCTATCTATTACATCTGGTCCATTATTAGCATCATCCATTACTACTTTAAATGCATATAAACCTTGTTTTTGTTGGATAGTTTCTAAATATGGAGTTACTTTTCCTATAAATGAAGTTCTTGTTGAAGTTGTGTTTTGTTCAAATACAATTTGTTCTGAAACTTGGCGCAAATATCCTTTTAATTCTATTACTAAACGTCTTACATTAATTCTATCTAATGCACTTTGTTGTTTTTGAAGTGTTTTTTGTCCAAATACTACCACTCCTTGTCTTGGTAATGTTGCTAATGGATTAACATTATTTTCATAAAGTTCATCTTTATCAGCTTGTGTTAATTTAAATTGAGTACGTAATACTGTTGATAAACCACCACGATTAATACCTGCAGGTGCAAACCAAGGAGCTGATTTTTTATCACTATTAGCATAAACTCCTGGGATTACAGTTGAAGCGGGGCACCATACATTTTTTCCAGTTGCTGGGTCAACTAAACGTACCCATGGAAAATAAGAAGCAGCATATGATGAATCTCTATTAGCAGCTTGTGTAATAGCATCTTGAATGTTATTGACATTATATGTTGTTAAATCTGCTACAAACAAACAATCTCCTCTATTTTGACTATTATTAATTAAATTAGATATTTGAGTTGAATGTGCATCACTTGTTAAACCAGGTGCAAATATTACATTATATAAATAAGCTTCTTTATTAGATAACACATTAATAGCTATATCATAATCTCCAGGTGAAACACCTTGAGTATCAGAACTATCTATAGTTTCATAAAAATTAGCTCCACCAGCTACTATACCTGTTGCTCCATTAAATATTCCTTTTTGGGCTACTGGGATTGAGCTAGTATATTGTGGTTGGGGTTGACCGTTAGGGTCTAGGTAGTTTGGTGTATTAGTATTTACTTGTTTTATTCGTATATAACGGGATTTATTAGTGTAATCACCTTCAACATCTATTTGTCCACTTGTTGAATTATAAACTAATTTAGTATTTCCTATTACTTTTGAAATATATTTTGAAGAGTTTGGATCTAAACTTAATCCATTCCAGCTTTCAAGAATTATTTTACTTAAATCAGTGTCATTTCCTTGTCTAACTAATAAATTAAATGTTCCTGATGATGTATTTGGGACTGTAACCTCCCATCTAACATTATCTTTTGAGCCTGAAGATAAAGAGCCGCTTATACCTACAGTTCCATTATTCATAATTACTCCTTCAGATAATGTTTCTAATACAAATGGTTGGAGTGGAGAAGAAACTGTAACATAAGATGGATCTACGTAGCCATCTACAACATATGAAGAAGCTGAAAAATTAGCAACATATGATGAAGTTGCGGGTGTATATGAACCTGAAGCTACTCTAGTTACTAGTAAAGAATTACCTCCGTAATTAAAGAAATTATAAGCTGAAATTGAGGTAAAATAGGAATAAGTATCACTTCCACTTATTAAAGAATCTCCAAATAAAGATTGATAATCAGTATAAGAGGTAACTAAGGTTGGGATGTTAACTGGTCCTTTTACTGTTGGTCCTAGAATAGCTGTACTAGCTCCTACAACCGTATTGGTTAAAAACGTGTTATCTACTTCACTTATTGTTACTCCAGGAGAAATTGAAAAATTTGCCATTTTATTTTTTTATTATAAATATTGATTTTTTTTCTAAAATATATTACTAGCTAGGAAACGTTGCACCCGTAGGTAAAACATTAAAGTCTAAGATAATAAATTCCGCAGTTCTTGTAGGTTGTAAATATATTTGACCTACTAATTGATTATTATCAATTACCGTACTTGTGTTATTAGATTCATCCATTATAACTTTATACGCGGTTAAACCGTTTCTTTGTTGAACAGATGCTAAATATGGGTTTACTTGAGATAAAAAATTATTTCTTGTAATGGTGTTATTTGGTTCAAATACTAAAGTATCAGCTATTTGAGAAATATAATTTTTTAATTCAATCAATAAACGTCTTACATTTACACGATCTAATGCACTTTGTTTTTTCTGTAATGTTTTTTGTCCAAATACTACAACTCCTGTATTGGGGAATGTTGCAATTGAATTTACATTATTTTGATACAATGTATCTCTATTACCTTGAGTTAAATATCTTTCAGCTCGTATAACATTAGTTAAAAGTCCTCTGCTAGTTCCTGCAGGGGCAGACCAAGGTTCAGCTACATTATCATTTAATGCATATACTCCTGGGATTAAGGTAGATGCTGGGGTCCATACTTGTCTTCCTGAATCTGAATCAATGGTTTGTGTCCAAGGCCAATATGCTGCTGCATATGAAGTATCAAAGGATAAAGCATTAGCTGTAACCGGGATGAGAGAAGAACCATACCCTACTAAATCTAAAATAGTCATAGCATCTCCTCTAGATTGTACAACATTTATCATTTGTGATACAACTGGGAAGTGGTCAGGAAATAAACCTTCATCAGCTATTAAACCAGGAGCAGTTAAAAGATTATAGTTAAATGCATCTTGATTAGATAATAATGCTATAGATGAAGTATAGTCTGATGGGATAAGACCTTGAATATTTGAATTTGAAATGTTTTCATAATATGCACCTGGTGCAAATGAAGGTAAATTATCTCCTAAAGCTCCTCCAAATACACCACTGTATACTATTGGAATTGAACTTGTATATTGTGGTTTTGGATCTCCAGTATTATCTAAATATCCTGGGGTAGGTGTGTTTACTTGTTTTACTCGTACATAACGAGATTTATTAGAATAATTACCGTTTAATTGAACAAAATATTCACCATTATCTATTCCTATAGTTTCATATTGGTTACCTATTATTTTTTCAATATAATTACTAGATAATGGATCTAATGATAAATTTGAAAATGTTTCTAGGATAGATGGGCTAAGTGTTGAATCATTACCTTGACGAATAACTAATGCAAATGTACCATTATTAATATTAGGTGAAACTATTTGCCATCTAACATTATTTGGAGTACCATTTTCTAAAGTTCCATTAGCATATAATGTTCCTTCACTATTCATAAGTTCACCTTCGGAAATGGTTTCTAAAATAAATGCTTCAGTATTAGTACCTCCAGTAAAATATGTTGTAGTACTACCTGAAGTAATATATTGGGAATTTCCTGTTAATCCATTTGAACCAGTATATGTAAATGTTATATTAGGGCTACTATATGAAGAAGAAATATTTAGTAAAGATGCACTATATGGTGCAACTGAGCTGCTAAAATTAAATACTACAGATGATGTTACAACATAATTTACTGTTGTTGAAGCAGCAAATGAAGATGTATTAATATAAATTACGGTTGAAGTATTAGCTACTGTTGAACCAGTAAAATAAAAAGTAATTCCATTTACTCCAAATGAACTTGAACCAACACTACTAGCTTCAGATGCTATATTAGTTAAATTTAAAGTAGCTGAAGCTGATGTTAATGCTTCTCCTGTTGGGACAACTGAAGATGTTGATGAGGTAAAATCTCCATTTACTACACGAGTAACTAGTAAAGTATTACCATTATTGTTAAAATAATTGTATGCCGATATAGAAGTAAAATATGAATATGTTTGGCTACCACTTAAAAATGTTGAACCAAATTTATTTAAATAATCACTATATGAAGTAACTATTGTGGGGATACCTACAGGACCTTTTACTGTGGGTCCTACAATAGCAGCACCTGCCTGTACAGGTTGTTGGGTTATAAATGATTGATCGTTTTCTATAGCTAATACCCCGGGTGATACAATTGTTTCTGCCATCTGAATAAATTATTTTATGATAAATATGGTATAATTTAAATCAATTTAATTATTTCACCTGTTTCTGGGTTGATATTTGATTTACCATATTTTTCAAGTATAGATTGAGTAAAGTTTTTTTCTTTAGTCTCAACTTGGGTTAAAAATTCTTTTGCGTTTTTATAACGAGCTTCCAATTGTAATTTAATCATTTCAATTTCACCTAACTCTACTATTAAAGATTGAGTTTCGTTTTGAATTGTTCTTAAATTTTGTAATTCTCCTTCTGTTAAAAACTGTTTTTCTGTAACTTCCATTTTATTTTATTTTATTTTTATGTTAATGTTGTTTTTTTCCATCCCCCACCTATATAAACATATAAATAATAAGTTCCTGAGGCATTTACAGGTACCATTTCACCTTCTTGTCCAGTCCATGATGGTACTGCAGATTGAGTTTGAACTACTATTGAACCCGAGTATGGGTTTTGGGTAAGTACTTTAAATGCTGTTGATCGGTTAGTAGCAAGCAAATTACCATTTCCTACGGCAAATATTGAAGTTGTATCTCCTTGAGTATTAGATTGTCCTATTACTGTTTGATTTGAACTTGATGCTATGGTTCTATACCCAGAAGCATGTGAGCCTGCTCCTAAAGCAACTGTTGAAAATCCTTCAGCATGTGAATAATTACCACTAGCTGTTGTTGCGTTTCCTTCGGCATGTGAATAAGTACCATTAGCTAAAGTTACTGCACCTTCAGCATGTGAATAATCACCATTAGCTTCTGTAAAAAATCCTTCAGCGTGAGTTCCTGTTCCTGTTGTTTGAGCTCCAGCACCTTCAGCATGAGAAGCTGCACCACCGGCATATGTTTGAGTTCCTTCAGCATGTGAATAATCACCATTAGATAGAGTACTATATCCTTCAGCATGTGAATAATCACCTTGAGAATCAGTAGAGTAACCTTCAGCATGTGAATAATCACCTGAAGAAGTGGTTAGTCTTCCTTCAGTATGTGAATTAACTCCTTGGGAAAGGGAATATAATCCTTCGGCATGGGAATAATTACCACTAGCTGTAGTTAATCTCCCCTCAGCATGTGAATAATCACCATCAGCCGTTGTTTGTCTTCCTTCAGAATGTGCTGCTATTCCTGAAGCTACTGTAATATATCCTTCAGCATGTGAATAGTCATTTGATGCTGTAGTAAGGTTACCTTCAGTATGAGAACTATCTCCTGATGATAATGTTAATTGTCCTTCAGCATGAGAACGTGCTCCGACTGCGTTAGTTGAATCTCCTTCAGCATGTGAATATATACCTGTAGATATTGTGTCAATTCCTTCAGCGTGTGATGATGCACCTGTACTTGTAGAAAATCTTCCTTGAGCATGGGAATAACCACCATTAGCTGTAGTTCCTTGCCCTTGTTGTAAACTACGAGAAGTATAAATAAATTTAAATGAAGAATCTCCATCTAGTTCACTACTTCCACTTTGATATTGAATTTCATAATTATTTCCATTAGGAAATCCAGCTGAACTAGAAATTTCAAATGAAGTTCCTACTTGATTAATAGTAATATTAGGTCCTTGAACTAAATCAACATATGAAGCGGTTAACGCATATGAAGCTGTTGTTGCTATTACAGCTAATGCATTTGAAGCCGTATAGTAAAGTTGGCCTGTAGTAGTATCTACAGTTACTACATTTGATTGAGCCGTATCAATTAAACCATTAACAGCAATAGAACCTGTTACTGTAACAGGGCCTATTACATCTAAAGAACCAGATAAAGTTATATCATATGCTTCGGTTCCTGTAAAAGCATCTATTGATTGGGTAACATGGTAGTCTTGAACCGTATTTCCTGTGGTGATACCAACTTTAATTAAAGTATTTGCCATTTTTTATTTTATTATAAATATAATTATTTGTTTAAGAATTAAATTTTCCTATGGATGTTATTACATCTGTGGAACTTAAAGAGTATCCTAATGTAGATGGGTTTATAATTAAAGTTGAAACTCCATTATTTTGAGTAAATGAAGTTATATCTGCATTATCAATCAATACACCATTAATAAAGAAGGAAAAATCAATAATTGATGTTGATGGTAAATTTGGGGGTGATTCTAACCAACCTGCCGGAAACTCTACAGTTTGAAAATCAATAAATGTTCCTTGTACTGTAATGTTTGAATTTAAATAAACTAAAACTTGATTAGTTACTAAACTAGGATTTATACCAGGACCCATTGAACCCGGAAAAGAAACTGGGGATTTTTTAGAATTCATTGATATGAATTCAGCTCCTACACCTTCAACTTCTACTCCAATAATAACTTGAGATCTACTGTTATATTTTTTAATAGCAGTTAATTGTTTTTGGATGTTATCTGGGATAATATATCCTTTAATTGTTAAGGTAAAATTTGATTTAGCTATCCTACTTGTATTGTCTGATATTTCTATTGGAGTTGAAAATGAATCAATAGTAGCCATGAATTTAAATCGTTCCGGGTCTCCCCAATACGAATCAGATGCATAGTTAATTGATTCTACAATTTTATTTAATTGAGATATATAGTATGTTTGGATAGCACAAGTATAACTTATGGTAACATAATCAGGGATTACATTAACTATAAATTGTTCTGTTGGTATGCGATTATTCAGTACATCAAAATTTGAATATGAATTTTTTGGATTATATGTTTTTTTCCAAGATGTATATAAATGAGGGGTATTAGCATCTAACTTATTACCTAAAGATCTATTTTTGTCTATACTTTCACGTTTAAACATAATAAGCGGAGCCATAATAGCACCATTTTTATCTTTATAATATCCATCTTTTTGGGTTGATTTCCAACGTTCCGGAGAACCATATATAATTGGAACTGCTGTTCTTACGTTATTTTGAATAACATATGGGCGTATTACGTTTTGGAAATAATACATTATAGATTCATCTATATCTTCAAATCCTACGGTAAATGGTTTTGTAGTATCTCCTTTAAATGATGTTTGCAATGAACGATTAATACCTAATCCATTTTGTTCATTTGGTGTAAATTGATCAAAATTAGAAGGTATATTAGGATTACCATAAGATTCCCCAGTTTCAGGAAACACATATGGTTCTATGTACTCATTTGAAATTTGTTTTTGGGATTTCGGATTGGGTTTTCTAGTTGATGGCATATATTAAATTCTTTCTTTAGTAATTTGAACTTTATCAGCAGGTGTATAATGAGCTGTGCAAATAATAGACCAATCTGAACCAAAATTTTCTAGTCCTGGGTTTAATGGATTTTCATTATACGGATAAGCTGGGTCTTTTCCAACTACAAGTTGATTATTATTCACATTATTTATTTCCCAATATGATTCATACCACATTATAATATCTCCAACTACAGGTAATACATTAAAGTCAACTAAATCATCTCGTAGAAATTTAAATGTCATAGGTCGATCATAGCTTACACCAAAATCATCTACCGTTCCAATAACATCTCCTCTATCAATTAACACGTTTAAAAGAACTGGTTCTGCATATAGTTTTGTACCTGCTGC